CGCCCTCCGGTGGCGTAACCGTTACATAATCACCATAGATATAACAGGTCAGGGGCACCTCTCCGTACCCCCACGGGGGATAGATAGCAACTGAGTCGTCATACTCTATCTGAAATTGGCCTAACCAGATGTATATAACCTTCTCTACTGTGGCCTCTGCTGCATTAGTATCGGTCACAGTGAGAGAAACGGTATGCCATCCGGGTGTACTAAAGGCGTTTGATGTGTAATAGTTCGTGCTGCCAACAATGCCATCAATCACCCACTGAAATGAGGCAAGTTCATATCCGCCAGTCGGCGCAGATGTTGACACGAACCTGATGGTTTCGCCGGTTTCAAGATGGTCATCGTCTGGAAAGGCGAGATTGTAATAGTCAAAACTAGCAGTGATTGCGCTGCTACCCTCTGTGGTCTCGAACAGAGCATAAACATTTTTATATGACGTACTGGATACAGTCGTCGGGTTGATATCAAACCCATCAGTGACAATGCTCTGATTGCCCTCGGTTAGCAGCGTGCCGTCATAGCTTCTCTGCACATATTGATCTGCGTAGTACGATGATTCGTCAGACACAGGCGCTCCGACATCGCTCTGGACACTGATGGTGTAATTATTGGTATCATCTGCGCCGAAGAAGCTGAACACACCACCCGTGTCGTCGGTAAGGTTGACCCCGTAGCTCTCGCCAAGTAAGCCAAGGCTCCATAGTATTTGCCCGTCTATCCCTAGCGATCCAAGGTCAACATCGGCGCTTGACGTATAGGTATTAGACCCGGTTGATGTCGGCGTACCGTATATACCCAAGTCCCATGTCTGGTCAGTGATATTGAAAAGGCCAAGCGGGGTGTCTGCGTCAACATCTCCACCATTAACTTTGATCGTGCCACCCTCTGATGTCCACGACTCTATCGTGACATACGCGCTCACTGATGGGCAATACGCAATCCTATCGGTGTAGATCGACGCATCTATCTGTGATGATGTTCTATTATTCTTGTTCTGATATGAAATACACCATTGATTCCCATCGCGCACAGCCATTCCAAGTGATATCGCCCCACGTTGGGTACGACCAGAGTAAGCGGTGAGCGCCGCTGGCATAATGAGGCAGTTGTAATCGCCGGTCCAGCTATACGTGCTCCCGTTAGCGCCAAGGGGAACCATGCCCACAAATGGCGTGCCGACGCCATCACCATACCACGTATAGATTAATGCCTTTCTACTGCCATGATTACTTGGCCATGACAGGTCGAATCCATCGCTGTCAACTCCGCTGACGGCCACAACATTGCCGCTGTTTACAGAGTCAGATGTGATCAGATGCAAGAACCCACCGCTGGCATTTAACGTCCGGGTTATTGTTGTACCGGCGTCGTGCTCCGCATACAATGATGCCGCACACTGTCCACTCTGCGCCCAGAGGCCCATCGACAATATTTCATTATCAACCAGCGTGTCGTCAGTGACACCACCACCGAGAATAGCAAACATTGCTTTTGGCTTCCCTGTTGTGGATATCGACGCTTCGCCCCCATAAGTCAATATCTGATCCATTGTCACCGCGCCGGATGGAGCGCCGGTTTCCGACGTGACGGTTACACTGACTGTCGCGGTATCTGTGTATCCCAGTTCGTCTCGAACAACTACCTTTGCCGTATAATCGCCGGTTGCTGAGTACGTATGCGAACCAGAGGGCGCGTATATTATTGTGTTATCCGGGTCTTTCGTATAAATCCAGAACTGCAATTCGCCGGAGCCGCCGCTGGCAGAACAAGAGAAAAACACAGAGTCGCTAGTAGTGACTGTTGCCGAAGAACCACCATTGACGGTGAACGACGAGATAACAGGTGACCCAACCCCGCTTGTGCCGTATTCATCTGCGCCAGCGTCCCACGTACCGGATCGTATCCGCTTCACGCCCATATTCGTAAAATCATAGGCGACATTAACCCAGTCTCGCGGGTCTTGACCATACGGATCGCTGTTCCAATCTGACGAAGGCGTGACGGCAGTTCCCGCGTTGTATGCGTCACTGGTCAACGCATTTACAAAACCACTGGCGTCATTCCAGTCAGCCGCCAATTCAAAATTAACGTAGTATCCAGCGCGATCATCTCTCAGCACCAGAGCGCCCTTATCCGGCGCTGCCGTGCTGTATCCGACATCGGCATCATACTGGTCATTGGAGCCGCGCAAGTTAGCATAGAACTGGCTATCACTGGTGGGGTCTGACCCGGCATAGACATTATAATCGCAATCCCAATCAGAGAAGTAGCTATTTGCCGTAGCGCCACCACTGATACCGATGTGTTTCCCCGCGCTGGAATGAATACTTACATTGTTTTTGAATACCCCATCCTTCACGTTTTTTGCGCCAAATCGGTAATTCTCACCGGAGACAGAATTTGCAACAACATTGTTTATGATAACAACATTCTGCATCTCTTGTGGGTTCTCAGTGGGATCGATTTTTACCAGTATCCCCGTATCGCAACCGACAATTATGTTAGAGATAATAAAAGCATCGTGACAAGGCCCAGGTTGCATATCGTACTCATTTGTACGTACAACGATGCCGACATTTACGGGATCGTTTATCCCCTCATGAACTGTGAGAATCCCTCCGGTATGTTTCGTTTCCGGTGCCTTGCGCTCCTGCCGCGTAGTATAAATAAAGTTACGCGCAACAATGGCCTTTTCCGCGCAGTCAATGTAGAAACCGTCCTCACAATCCCACGATATATTATCGTATATATAGACGTTCCTGCTGTTGTATGCTGGACCGACATTCCTCATAATGATCGTCTCGCCGCCCAGATGGTGCAATTTGTTGCGCCGTATGGTTGCGTAGTGGCAGGGTATTAGCTGGATGCCGCCGCCGCCATCGGGAAATCCCCACCCCCCAAAGTAGATATTGCAATCCTCGACAATCACATCAAACGATTGCTTGATACGCATACAGCGTGATCTATGATCTGCGATGGTGCAATTGCGAATGATAATGTGGTGAGATTTAGCGGCGTTAGTGGTTGCGCTTGGATGTCCAACATACCAATCGGTAACTTTATTCAAACTGCTCCCTACTATCTCAATGCCCATTGCCAGCGAGTTGTATATCCACAGCCCATCAAGGATCAGGTATGAGCAATCAACCAGTTTCAAAAGAGCATTAGAATTCTTGTTCCCCTTGTATGTAACAACGCTTCCGTCCACCATCGTATGCGTTATCCCGGTGTCTTTAATTGGCAACGGATATCCGTTTTGCGATCCAGAAGCAGAGCCAGTCAATATGGCGTCTCCACCGTAAGACTTAATGGTGATTGGCTGAGAAACAGAGCCATTAACCGTCCACGACCAGCCCGTAGACGCGCCCTGTTCCCCGGCGTCGTATTCGCCAGCCATTACATTGAGCGTATCCCCAGGGTTCAACCTTTCAATGGCGAAATTCAGCGTTTTCCACGCAGTGTCGGTGGTTTTCCCAGTGTTCTGATTGTTCCCACTAGGGCTTACATAATATGTTGTCATTAAATCACCTTCATTACCACGTTATCTTTGACCGCAGTGGTTGTCAGTCCCCCGGAAAACGTTATCGTGTCATATGCCGTGCCATCTGTGATCGTGGCGATTGTTCTCTGGTCGTATGACCCATCATACAAAATGATTCTGATGTCATCGCCTACGCTGAATATACCGGCATTAAGGACGTAGATCGTTGTGGCCGATGCCGATGCGTTGGCATACAGGAATGTCCTGTCAACCGCCGCCGCATAACCGTCTATCTCATCTTCAAGATCGCCCATTGTAGACCACGACAAGTACGCAGCGGTATCATCATCATGCGTGACATCGTACTCTATCCTTAGTGCCCCACGCTCGATGGTGTAATAACTACCATCGGAGTGCAGCATCTCAATGTCATACACAAGATCGATATCGTTATTGGCGGCACGGAATCCCCGTGTGTCCGTGTCCAGGAACGACACCCGTGCCTTGTAGTTCTCATCATCATATATCCACTGTGTCGGATGGTCGCTTGTTGTCAACTGGACAACAACCGTGCCCAGACCGTCCTCGCCACCGGAACTTCTTTTCCGCGCCGTAAACGTGATGCGTGATATTTCCGATATCAGACTGCTGTGCTCGAACTCATAATATTCATCGCTGCCACGGCCAAGCGTAATCTCGCCGCCATATCGTGTCTGTGCTCCACTTACATGCGTTCCTTGTGTCATTCTGTGTCAAACCTCTCTGCCTCTGATGCTTCTGCGGCCATTGCTGAATACCATCGCTCTATGGTGTAATCGGCTTCGCCAAAGTCTGCTCTCTCGGCCCCCATAGACATGCGAACGGTCGGATAATACCTGATTGACGGATCACCCAACCACGTATCCGGCACACGATGAAGCATGGACATATCCATAATCTTATACATACCCGGTACAGCGCCCCACGTCGGTCTAGTGTCTGTCCCTGCCCACACCAGACCCTTTGGCGCAGGATATAACTGGTAAACCGGAGTCGTGTCTATCTGCTTGTATATCACGCCGCCATCATATCGGATTGTCAGCGTATAATAATTCCCCGAAAGATCGCGCAGTTCTGCCAGTTCGCTCAATCGCTGCATGATGCTTTTCTGTGTCGTTACACCGGCAACGCACGGTCTGTCGTTCCATTGAACATCAAGTGGCCACAATACAGGATCGCCGCCGTAGGTATACGACTGAAACGCGAATATATCCAGCAGCCTGAGTATTTCGTCAGTGACCGTATATGCCCTGGCATTGTCACCTATTGTAGATTCTCCCCAAGCAACCTCATAGTAGTCACTGGTAGACAACAGCGTGCGCAAATGTGTCGTGCTGCTGATAAAGTTCTCGTCACCAATGATGACTTTTTCGGCAAGGCGCATGTTGCCCCAAGCCGTGAACTCCATCCAATTTGCGTCCTTGTCGCCCTCGCGCACACTGAGGACGGGCTGGCTTAATCTCTCCATTGTGACCGACGCTTTATTCTCCGGCTCTGTCAGCGGTATCTCATCCTCGCTGTCGTCCACTGCTGCTCGATAAAAGCCATCACTGTCCGTCTGCACCAAATCGTCCGTTAGCTTGCCGTCGTAGGTAATCGCCCTCTCCCAGTTACCGTAGTTGTTCAATGAATATTCGTTGTAGTACCACGGTGTCCACAATGTCTGTGTCTCCGTCTGCACCGGGTCTGTCCCGGCAATGGTAGATTCGTACTGATACGAACACTTCACTGTATTAGCCATTTGCGTAGCGTCGGCAGAAATCAGGTAGCCATCGTAGTTCATAATCATTTTTACGATGTATCCGCGCCATGCGATTTTCCCGGCATATCGCGTCTCTACCTGTGTCATCATATAGTTGTTGAACCATACCCGCATGATGTTTTGATCCATGATCATTTCATGGTATGGATTAATGCGGCTGAATTCATGACCCGTCTCAAAGCGCCAGCTACATTCATACGGTCCCTCGCGTATTTCGTGGCTGTAGTCAAGCACCGCATCGGTAAACTCGCCGCGCCTGTCGCCCTCACGACTCGCTGATAAAAAATTCAGCTTGCTCAGATCGTCTTGGCTCATACCGATATATACCCCTGGCTCCGTGGCTTGAAATACGCTGCAACTCTGAGTCCGTCAACGCTGTTTAGTGAATGCGTGTCCGGTTGCTCTGTGTCGAATGCGATTACCAGTGTGTGACCCTTGGCGCTGTATGGGACAATGCCCCAGTTTTGGTTGTCGATCAGCGATGCAGTACGCTGAACAACATCATTACTAGAAACATTGGTAATGTGCGCCGTGGTAAGCCCGCTTCTTTCGTTTATGACATTTACGCGACATGATGCCGTCATATCTTCTCGCGGGTCCTCGGCTTCAAATTCAAGGTAGATCATGTTCTCCGCTGGCATCAGGACTATTGAGTCTATTATCAGGTTCCAGTGGTCAACTCCTGCCCTATTATCCCCAACTTGCTCCGCCTCTATACCAAAGCAGAAAGACTCGCCAACGTTTGTCCGGTCAGCGAAGTGTCGCCCCCACATATCCTGGCCAATTGTTATTTCCCCAATGTCCGTGACCTGATACCTGCCTCTCCAATGCGACGGCACTATCCAGTGGCGCGACGGTTCATTAATATAGTTGCGTGGCATTTCGCCAAATAAGTACCCGGCATCACCCTGTTTTATCGTCCAGCGATTTCTCCATAGCGTTACCGGGCGAAGAACAAACTCAACGGTGTCAATGTCCGGTCTATACTCAATTCTCTCGTTGTTAGTATCTCTGCCACGAATGGCGTAGCGTATTAACACGCGGTACCTGCCAGTCATGTGTTCATGAGCATTCGCGTTAGACCAGAGATAATTATTCCAGTATTTCATCGCCGCGAAGAAGCGCAATCCGCGCTCCCTATGCTGGCTGAATTCCATAACAATGTTGTAAAGCTGTGATTGGTAATATCCAGTTATGGTAGTACCGGCTGTATTCTCGATATAGGTGTTGGCCTCTCTGATAAAGCCACTCGCCAGACGGGTAAAGTTGAACTTAGAGTCATACCATGCCAGAACATTGCTTGGTGGATAGCGGTCAAAATGACTCAGTTTTACGCCAGCCCAATATTTTGAGATACCCGGAATATAATTTTTGTAACCATCATCATAAGTGCTATCCTCTCGCTTTGTTCGTGATTCCAGACGATAGATGCGCCCGAATTCTGAGCTACTAAGCGGGATAGATTGCGCAACACCAGTAACAAACGTGGCCGTTTCAGGAACCTGCGTTCCAGGGCCACCCTCCCACCAGTTCGATCTGGTCCATGACAGTCTGTATATTGTCTTGCCGGTAAATTCGCCCCAACCACGCTCCCCGGCAGGGACAATGCCGCCGCCGAGTAGCATTGCCACCCTGTCGCCATCATCGTAATAATCGCTGATCTTCATGGTGAAATTATTGGTGCTGGCAGCATTTTGGGCGGCTGTAAACAATTGCTCAAAATTAAAACGTGCTTGGTTTGCCGACGCCACGCCCCACTCATCGGTTAGCTTTGCGTAAATAAGGCATGTCCCATCGACATTACCGTCTGAATTCTGGTTCTCCACCATTGAATCCAGGATCATGCACCAGCGGTCATCCGGCGTGCTTGAGTTAGGCAAGACAACGCTAATGTGCGTGCCGTCCATATCGTTTTCAAATCGCAATAATGTCATCTTACAGAGTCTCTATATCGCAAATAATCCTTGACGCCACGTACTACTTTTTTGGCATCTGGATTACTGATGTAAAAGTTATAGGTGCTGCCGCCGCCGATCCTGTCTAGCTGGGTAATCATGCCGTCCATACCGGGGATGAATACCTCGCGGCCACTATGCTCGTTAATCACGTATGGTTGGTTAGCGAATGCGCGTCTACCTGCGGCGGCGGGTGGAACACTTGGCGTTTGAGGGATTCCACTGTCCCCGCTCCTAGCTGGCAATTCAACTATCTGTACGTATTTTTTCTCTGTCGCAGTTACTCGATCCACCAGATCGTTCCAATTGACAAGAGCATCTGGATCGGCTTCAAAGGCTATATACTTAGTCTCCGTCTCCCCTAAGTTCAATTCTGGCCATATCTTATTGAATAGCTCTTCATGCTCTGCCGAACGCTGTTCGTCAATTGCCTCAAGCTGCCCCTTAATAACGACCGCCTCGCCACCCGTGGCCTCTCTGTATTGTTCAGCGTACTGTTGCCTCATCTCGTCGGCAGTCATACCCTCTGGAATTATTGATTGGTAGGGCAAAAAATCTTCGGGGCGAAGTGTGTCCAAGAACTTCATGTGCTCGACAATTTGCCCGACCTGATCCGCGCCAGTTGTTGCCTCTTTAGCAATGTTCTCCATGAATGCTTGCAAAGATGCAGCTTTACTTGCATCAAACGCCTGCTCTGGCGTCCAGTCGCCTACAGCTTGTTTCAAGTCTGCCCAGCGTGTTGCGCTAACCCCGGCGGCTTCATTGGCATCCAACAAGGCATCGTATATTTTCTCTATATCCCATACCGCATCTTGGTGGACTTTCCGCGATTCTCCCTGCTCTATATTTAGATCGGCTATCTTCTGCTGAAAATAATCATACTCAGCGGCGGCATCGGCAATATGCTCGTTGATCTTATCCTGCTCCACGCCGAATCCCTTCAGGCCGGTCTCCCAGTCGCGCAACTCATCCTTCGCGCCTTCTGCCGCCTTTTGGTAATCTTCGAGCAGTTTTCGCTGGTCTGCCGTACTGCCACCTACGCGAATCCACGTATCACCAATCTCGTCTATAGATTTCGTGAACAGTCCACCATCCTCGGTGGCGACCTTACGCATCGAGTCACCAGTATGTGTCAAAGCCTCGTTGTATGCCTCTATGTACTCGGCGGCAACTTCTAAGTTGTGCTTCTCAACCTCTTTATTGAGCTTGCCGTATGACTCAGCAAAGTCCTCGGTCCTATCTGCCGCTTCCTCTGTGCGCTTGTTGTAAATCTCCTGCGATCTGGCGCGGCCAGCCTCTATCTCTGCGGCACGCTGGTTCGAGAATGCTATCTCCTTGTTAATCTTAATACGTCTTTCGTCGGCGAGATTACGCTGGCTATAGTCTATTGCTCTTTCCGCTTCCGGGGAGAAGGCGTACTGAGCAAGTCCCGATTCCCGGTACTGGATACGATTCCATTCCAGAGCATTGTCGAATGCTCTCTTCCTGATATCGTTTTGCTCTTCAATGTATCGCTTTTGGGCCTCGTAATACTGACGCATGTCGTCAGTGCTCCAGAATGCCTTCTCTGCGGCCTGTCTGGTAATCAAGCCCTGCTTGGCCCACATGCGCATCTCGCCGACCATACGCAGGCGATCTGCCACTGTGTTCAGGAAGTCGTCACCTGACATTTCTCCCACAAACGACCCGGCCAGCGCGACATCCCATGCGTCTCTGAGATTTTGGATCGCCGATTCCAGACGCATGAACTCGTCCGTAGTCCCGGCAACGGAACCACCAACCTGATCGATCAAGAGCTGGCCAGCGCGTAGCGTCTCGTTCATCAGGGCGATCTGGCGCTCTTCTGCGGTCAGTGCGCTGACATTCTTGCCTATCTGCTCGGCGTAGCGCCGGTTGGCATCATCGACCTTGACCCGGATACCCAAGTTGTCGATCAAACGAACTTCAGAACGTTTAATACCTGTAGCCAGCGAGCGAAACATGAAATCCGTGTCGCCCAGCGTTGGGTTTAATTTGTTGGCGGCTTTGGCTACCTCTAGGATGGCCGCTGAATTTTTAATGAATTCGTCCGTGACTTGGGGCGACATGCCAGCGACGAGCGTCATCACACCGGCCATCGTCTCCAAGCGAGTGGTGGTGTTCATCGACGCTTGCATCATCTGATCGAGCACTTCAGGTGATGCAAGCCGATTAAAGCTCTCTTCTAGCTGATATTTAGCGGCTCCCTCTTTAGCTGTATCGTAGTATTTCTTAGTGGCGATTGCGGCAGCGCCGATAGCGGCAGCGGCACCACCAGCGGCGATGGCGACCTTCCCCCATGTGACGGCAAGACTGCCGCCATCCTTCCCCAGTCCGGGAATATTGAATGCGGTCTGGTCCCAGAAGGATTTAGTCTCCCCCCCGGCTTTTTTCGCTTCTGTGCTAGCCTTCTTAAAGGCTTTTTCTAAGTCTTGGAAACCCTTTCCATCAAAGACAGACCTGATGAAAACGGCAATCTGGTCGCCGGACATTCCCATGAAGCTAGGCATCTTTACCGTCCCTCATGCGCTGGACCATAGCGACTATTTTCATTTGACCAGGACTTCGCTGGACCCACCTGATTAAACGCTCAGGATCGTCCTTGCTGCCCTGGTTTGCGACGTAATCCCTGAATGCCTCGTAGACATTCATTGCCGCAGTTACACGGTCAACGAGACCCGCTGGCTGATCTCGCAGACCGCCGCCCTCTTCCATTACGCCCCATCTCATCCACTTCCATCCCATAGATAGCTCTTCTGGGACTTCCGTTGAGTTTGGAAATTGGGCGCAAGCGGCGGCCTGCAATATCAGTTTTTTTCGATATCAGTAGCCTCGTTTTGCATCTCAATCAGCTTGGTGCCGACTTCTACCGTCTGTTCCCATTTGAAGTCATCGACTTCCTCTTCGGTCAGGCCAGTAATCCAGCCGGAAGCAATCCCAGATTTGATAAAGATGTCGTAGTAAACCGGGAGTGGCAGTTCCATGCGGTTCTCCCACTCTTCCGGTTGCCTGCGCTTGATCTCAATCATCATCTGCTTGAGATGTCTTTGCCGTAAGTCGCTATTGAATTCCATGCGTTCCTTATGTGATGGTCAGAGCGCCATTGACGCCAAACACGACCGTTCCGGCAGCGTACCCCTCTACTGGAATAGATTGCCGGTGTGACTCGACAATCGTAGAAGCTGAATACTGCGAACCAGTGGTCCCGTTGGTCGAAAGGGTGAACGTCCCGGTAGTGCCGGGGACCATCGTGTCAATCTCATTCTGGCTTGTGTCCATCATGTAGTTGACGGTAAACGTGGCGTCGTTCGTACCCGCTGCGCGGGATTTGTATGTCTGGCCAGCGCAAACGGCAGTGTAGATATCTGCGGATATATCCACGTCCACACTTGATAGACAGGCGAATGCCGTCGATGCGAATGTGCAGGCCAAGTTGAATCCAGTGTATTGAGTCATGTCTTACTCCCGTTTACGAAGTGCTTAAACTGCTTCCAGCCATAGCTGGCCTTGCCAATGTGCTCAACCTTCGTATTCGTATCTACAGCAAGATCGAATCCTTTTCCACGGAGCTTCTGAGAGAAATCCACGTCCTCTCCCGTCGTCCCCGGTCCCCACTGGACAAAATCGTATGTGTGTGTAGCGCCATATTCATTTATGAGTGCTTCAAGCACATGGCGCTTGATCAAAGTGAACGCTAGGCCGACAGCATCCACTTGTATTACTGTATGATCTTCTATGTCACGTAGACTACCATAAATCTTGCCAGCAAGCGATGTTGGCAAGATTGGTTGATCAGCCATCTCTCTCAAGACGACTGCGTGCGGGGGATAGGACTTATGTGTGCAAAACGCCTGTACCACGTCGTAGCCCCAGTTATCCTGATTGTTGCGCAATGTCGTCAGCGCATCTGGACTGAATTCCATATCGTCATCAATCAGCAAGAGTGAATCCCTATCCGAATACAGGAATTCGCGGATAATCTTGCCTGCCGCCAGATGGCTTGGTAATCCCGGCTCTCCCAGAACCACCATGTCGCCAATGCGCAGGCCACCCATCAGCATGAGTGTCCAAGACCGGAAGAAATCCACTTCCGGGAACTTATATACGCGAGCTGACACGGCAACTGTGCCCCACCCTTCCTTGGGTTCGGTTCTGGTGAATGACGGTTCCCAATCGTTCGGGAAGCCAGCCTTCAGTCGCTCGTTGAATACACGCTCGCCATAGGCGTAGCGAGCGTCTCCTCTCTCGTATACCTCGTCTTTCTCTGCCTTACCCCAGATCGGATGCTTATGCTCGACAATGGCATCTTCGGCGTAATAGAAACGGCCATCCCTGACCGCCCTGACCGTAGCCTCATTGTCGATGAACTGCGCCTTGTATGCCGGGATAACCATCACGCCACCCCAATCTGCACAGGCATAGCCCTTGCTAATCATGTAGTGCGTAGCCATCTTCCCGGCCATCGGGGATAAATCATTGAATCCCACTAGGCCGTGCCCACCAAGCTCATCAAAGCCTCTCACGGAGGCTTCAAGCCATCCGTCATTGAACCAGAGATCGTCTGCCCCCAGCACAAAGTAGTCGCCGCTGGCCTTGCTTGCACCGTAGTTCCACAGCTCGACCGGGTTGCCTCTCTTGGCATAGTTAATCGTGCCCGGTATCTCTTGCGGATCGTCGGTCACGGTAATGATCTCCACCCCTTGCGGAGTCGCCTTGATAAGTTGCTCTACGCACTCGACCAACTTGTCAGGTCTGGCGCTTGGGATAATGACGGATACTTTCATTCTCACTTATACTTTTCGTAGGCGTCTTTGACGGCCTGCGGTACATTGTTCCAGTCATCCGGCGTGTAGTAAAACTTAGCCAGAGCCATCCCGATATAATCCGGGTCAAGATTTTCCAGGGTTGTCTCGTCACCTGGGTAGTAGTAGCTACCGTCCACTTCCGCAATCTTGACGCGAGCTGTGTATACTGCTCTCTTGAGCGGCGTGCTCTTCTTGGTCATATGCCTTCACTCCATACTTTGTAGTCTTGAATCTGTCGGTACATATTCGACTCGTCCTCAAAGAATGACTGCCGATAATCCAACTGGATATCAGAGATGGCAATTCCATCCACAGTGCCGGAGTACCGGCGCAGGAAGGTATATATCGCCTTGCCTACGTTCAGCACAACCAGCATACTGTCATCGTAGATATCTAGCTGGAACCTGCTCATGCACAGGTCTGGCCCGGTCGTGTCGCCGCCATACCCGGAGACCAGATTGTAGGTGACTGCCGGTGTGGTCGCCAGAGGTGGCAGTACGCTGGGATGCAGCTCATTGCCAATCAGATCGGTGATGGATGACTCACCAAGCAGTAACGTGACGAACGCAGTCTCTATCGTGGCCATCAGAACATGCCGCCCATCCAATCAGACCCGGTGGGCATGGGTTTCTTCTTGCCCCTAGCAATAGCATAATATTTGGCAGTGACTGCGCCGATGACCTCTGAGCGATACTTGTCTGCGCCACCGCGCAGGAGCGATCTGGGAGCCATATTATGTGCCGGGGCACCATACTCCAGATAGAAGGCGTATTGACGTGGCAAGCCACGACCGGCGGCGAGAAATGCACGCCCAATATTCTTACCCTTTCTGGGAGCAATCCCGACATGCATTGACGCGGCCAGCGCCCCGGTGAGCACCGCTGGAGACTCTCCGTCAGCGCTCGCCTGATGTGGCCTTCCGTTAATGTTATACCATCTGCCGTGCTTTGGTCTGAGCATATCGGCGATAACCAGGGTGCGCAGCGTCTTGGCACCGGCCAGCGACATCTGCTCTAGCTCGTTCGCCTTCGGCGCTTTAGATTCCAGCAGGCGCTTGCCGTCATGTTCAGCCCACATTTCAAAATGGACATTGATCATAGCTGCACCCTCTTCAGGTTGACCACCATGCCGCTTGGCCCGACCTCGTTGAATCCCTGCACCTCGTAGGTCTGTGGGGTGGCCAACTTGACGCCGTAACGGTGCGTCAGGCGCAGTCTGGTTGTGGTATTGATGCGATCTTGATGATCAATAGA